CCAAAGTAGCTCCAGCAACATTGCTGGCACCACTGATTCTCACGCGGTTCAGCCGCAATTAATCGCGGCTTCGTATAGGTTTTTCTTACAGCGATGAGCCTGCTCGCAGGCTCATCCTCACCGACAATCAAGTCGATGTTCCTGGACCACGATAGATAACTATGGAAACCATAGTCGGCTATCGGGAACGCGCGCTCTAACCTAGGGGACCAGTTTGTCCAACTGTATTTGTTGGTCGGTCCCTTAACGTCAGAAACTGCGCCTGGACCATGTTTAAATCTCCAGTGACTAGCGTCAAAATGACCTAGTGTAGAGACGATTACCCTAGACACTTTGTCTAGGGCATCGAGGAGCTTGACTCGCGTGTCGGTGTCTCCAATACCTTTTTGGGTATCGAGCACTTCTCCGACAACTCCAACGCAGCATGTTCCAAAGTTTTCAACGAAAGGTCGTCGGATTCTTTGGAATGATGCACACGAGGGAGCGGCTTCAACCCAATATTGATCGGGTTGTGGCAGCCTTGAGTCAACATCAACAAAGCTAGCAACTTCGCTAGCCACAGCCGATGTCGGACACGACAAACTGGTTTTCTTGCCAAAATAATGAAGTTGGCGAAGAAAGAAAACAGCATCATGTTCGAGATCTCCTTTTAAAGTACCGTTACCGTGAAATACGAGTAAGTAAATTCCCCTAAGAAACTTAGGGATCTTTACTGCTTTGGATATTCCTCGCGAGAGGGGTAAACCCGAAGCTTTGTACTCACCGCTATCAAGGCATCTATCCAGATGCTTTCCAAGCGCAGGGAGATCCACCACGAGAGTGGCGATTCCCCTCTGATTCACGGCGTTACGGAGGCGGATGATATCTCTATCAAGTTCCACCTGGGTTGCCGGGAACCTTACGGCGCAATCTCTCGCGAGAGCGCACCATAAGGACAATAATTCCTCCTGTACATGGCGATTAGACATAGTATCCTTTCAGATACAGATGTCCCATGCGTCCACATACCCTACCGAATCCAGAGATGGTAATCGGTAACCTTAGCTACACGAAAGTCGTGTATCGATGCTAAGATTCCCAATTCATCAACTTTGTCAACAGTGCATTCGTCGATGCTGTGAGCCCTGAAAGGAGCCCAGTCACATTAACGATTGAAGTATCCGAAGCAAGTTGCTCGAATACAACATACGCTTTACGCGTATACTGCGCGACAGTTGATGTTGCATAGATCGTTTCCAGCACCTCAATATTGTGCCGGTCATAGATCAAGCCATCGCGCGTCACACTGGTGTGCCGCACATTCATCTCCACCTTGCTAGTTGCGTCATTAAAACGAAACTGCGAAGTGAATTTGTCCTGGTTGATCCTCACCATGGCTGTGGAGCCACGGATAAGGGTCAGTGTAGTAGGATCTGCAACGGACATAGGAGTACCTCACCTTTCTGCTAGTACGGTAATCGCGCGCGCAGCCTGCGCTTGCGATTAAGCACATACAGACTAGCGAGGATCGACCATTTTCCCCCATCAATAACGGGGGCCGAAGTCGGTGCGAGAGGCAAGGTGGTCCCTTCGGACCAACGCTCCTTTACAGACCACGCGTTGCTTGGTACACCTGAGAGGGTGCTCCAGGCCCCACGTTGCGAGATGTTCCACTGTGTCTTCGATTCAGTGGTGCACATCAAGCAGGTCCCAACATTGGTTAGACCGAGCGTGTTGTTATTGGCAGCGATTAAAGTGCCAATACCAGCAAACCAATCTACGAACCACGACCATGGAAGAATTTCCCATAGTGTGGCGAGCGCTTCGTATGTCGTAATTCCGTACGTTATGCTAGATGCATAAAGTTCTTTAGCCCAAGGGCTATAGTGGGAATACGCGAAGCTGGCTGGCGCAAGCCAGTGACTGACGAACCACTTTGATTGGGTGGTTGTCGTAGTCCTCTGTGCCTTCCAGACATCAAGGTTACTGTGTATTATCACAGAAGCCTCGGGGTCCTTAACGGCACTCGTTCCAAGGTTGACTCTCGTTCTCAATGAACCCTCTGTCGCAAGC